CTCTGTCTGTTCAAACCTCGCAACAGACAGACAAAACCTCGCTAACCTTAAGCATAGTCAAAGATGCTGCACCGGATGTTGCTACTTGTGGGCTATCTTCGCGGACGGTCACTACGACGATACTGGAGTCATCTCGTCCAGGGAAACCGTTGGGCACGACGGGTACGACCGATACGGACCAGAGTCAGATTTGTTTGACTTCTACATCACGTACCGCGAGAACGGAGTTGTGAAGACGGACCAGTGGCACAGAGAGGACTGGTTCAGGGGGGTTCCGGAGGAGTACCAGTTGTGGAAAAAGGATGTCACTATCCGCCCACAGACCCTGAACTACTTTTGGGGGAAGAAGAAGAAGCCGATTCGTCGCAAGAACAGCGCCAAGACGTGGTAAGTTATGGTAAGTATAAAGTCCTTTAATCAGGCAACAAAAAAAAAAGACCTGTTAAAGTCTCCCACGGGAGACTTTAACAGGTCTTTTTTGCGTCAGTATATAAAATTGATTATAATAAAGAAGTACACATAAAAAGATCAGACAATCATGAGTTCCTACACCAACTTTGAGAATATGTTCTCCACCCCGGTAAACGCGACTGGTCCCAGTTCCGATATTGTGGACTCCTGGGTCGCACCCACCCCGATCCCTCTTTCGTTCGAGTCGCCCGATGTACTCGAAACCGTAATGGACCTACGGGAGAAACTCGCGAACAAGGACTTCAAGATTCAGGAGCTGGAAAGGCATCTGCGCTTCTACAAAGAGGAAAATGCTTCGATGAAGCGTCCGTTCTACAAATCACCCCCACCCTCAAAGATGCACAGACTTCCTCTGGGGTCCGTCGTCTTGAGCCAGCAGCTCGACCTGCTGGCCGCTGAAATGGACCAGGAACTTGAGGAGGAGAACTCGAGACTGGAGGATGCTCGTTCTGAGTCGATCGCCTTTGAACTTTCAAAGTGGGACTAAGCCCTAGTCCTACGAAAAGAATATGATCAAAAAATCCCTACCACGTCGGTACTCCCTTAATGGGAGTACCGACGTGGTAGGGATTTTTTGCGTTTATTCCTAACTTTAAGAAATAAATTTATTTCTAATTTATTTCTAATTTAATCTATGTAACAATCCGATTGGTATTCTCGCTTGTACCCTGATGGACATCCGAGAAAGTTTACCAGGTGGGCTAAAGAACACATTGGTAAACACAAAGGTCATCGGGTTATATCACACGAAAAACTAGAAGGGGATGTTTTTTCCATTGTAGGTCACAGTGGAAAGAGAAACTTTTGGAATAATAGAATCGGAAAGATTATTATGGGTATTCATTGGGATGCCACGTCACTTGCTATCAGAGAGGCTATACCCCCATGTTATTCCAAGTTTTTAGGTATGCAGGTTTCAGATTTACTTTGTATTTCGTAAATGGCTTTCAAGATTGTCTACATAATTATATATAATATACCAACTTGGTATGTTTTTATATGATAGTGCACCAAGTGTTTTTTTCTCTGGTGATTGTAATCTACCAGAGAAAATTTTTGTTTTCTTACTCCAATATTTCAATCTCTCACAAATTACCGCGAACAAGCAAATAGAGAAAGATTTAGTCTTCCGGAGGACGAGGAGATTAAATTATTTACAGATGTAATAAAGAAGTCTGTATAATTTTTTAAGAAATAAATTTAATACAATAATTTATTTTTCTTCAACTCCTCGTCCTCCGGATCTCCGACTTTCGTACTTTTCCGGATTTCTCCGGAAATGAAAATATACATGTCCAATTCTACACAAATATTGTAGCGCATTGAAAAAAATATTAAATCAGGGCAAACAAGGTATCACTATTTCGCAAAATTCGCTATAATCCGCTCGAATTCGTTATTTTAATTCGCATATCGTTGCGAATTAGAGACTTAAAGGTTAATATCAACATAGTAAAAAAAATGAAATGCGAATTTTGTAGTAATGAATTTTCGAATAAACAAAACCTAAATGCTCATCAGAAAAAGGCTAAGTATTGTTTGAAAATTCAAGGCGTAAAAGGCCAAGAGTTTTCATGTGGTTATTGTACTAAAATTTTCCATTCTAAATATGACCACAAAAGGCATACAACTACTTGTAAGCAGACATCAAGTGTCAATCACCTAAAAGAGGTTATATTAGAGCAAAACAGTCGAATAGATAAATTGGAGGAGAGATGTAAAATGTTACAGGCTGATAAGAAGGATCTTCAGGAGCGATATGATAAGTTGTCTATAACGGCAGTTAAGAGGCCTACAACGAGTACTAAGAATGTTCAGATAAACAATTATATCAAGAATATGGCCCCGTTGTTGGAGAGTGATTTGACTAGTAATGTTGAGAATCTAACCCTAGATTATCACGTGAAGGGTATAGAGGGGTATGCTGAGTATGCTTTGGAGTTTCCTTTTAAGGATAAGATTGTGTGTGTTGATACGACAAGGAATAAGATAAAGTATAAGAATGAGGATGGTGATTTGATAGAGGATATAGGTTTCAAGAAGATGATGGTGAAGTTGTGTCGTGCGTTGAAGGATCGTAGTTTTAGTCTGAGTCAGGAGCATTACGAGAAGTTGGCTGATAATTTTAGTGATAGTGAGATGGATGAGGTTAATTTTATGGAGACGGCGATGGCCATAACTAAGTGTGCGAATGGGAAGGAGAATGAGTTCTGTGATAAGATAGTGAATATGATAAGTAAGGGTTCAAAAATGTGATTTGATATCTAATAATTTTTATTAGATATACGCCTATGTAATTTATTCAGAGGTTGTAAAAGAAACCACAACGGAAAAAACTAACAATTTCAGCCTCTTGTTTCTTCACCTTGTTGACATTATCCTTAGATTTGACTCGCTTGTCTGAGATGGTCGTAAAGAAAACAGGTTTTACGAACAGTGTACCAACGTGTTTGGGGTTGTATTCGGCGCGGGTGTAATTTCTGGAAAACAGATTTGTGTTAATATACGATTTGTTTTTAGAGACAGAAAACATGTTTGTTTCTTGAAAACACAATTCCGTGTTAAATTTCAATTATAATAATTCCGTTTTTACTTTTTTTAACTAAAATAGGTGTATTATAAATGTCAAGATATAATGTAAATATTGCACTCCCGAGGGAGTTAACAAGCACTAAATCGTTTGATGTACATCAAGAAACATTACTACAAACGGGGGCGCTTGACCTAGTTCTGATAGAAAACGCTACATACATGTTCAACACTTGGATAAATAATAGTAAGAACATAGAGAACATATTGGATTGTATTAGTCGCGATAATCCTCATGTTCACCCATTCCCTAATCAGACCTTTTCAGATAGTAATACTGACAACGAGATAGTCAAATATTTAGAGGACCAGAAACCGTGGGAACGGTATACATCTCCCGACATGAACAAGATTATAGCAATTTATTCTCTCAACCTTGACGACGATGACAACCCGGATGGTGATCCGGAGGGTCACTACAATGCTTTTATTTACAATAAATTAACTGGCGAACTGTTGATTTTTGATCCGATGGGGGATACTGAATATTACACAACCTTCCGTCGTATAGGTCAGGGTATTTTTAATCCGAGAAAGATAACCAGGGCGGACTTTTGTCCGCAACCCACAGGAGGGTTCCACGAGAATTTCCCTTCTGAAGTTAAAATTCGGTTGTCCAAGGAGGATAGAGAATTGGTAACAACCCAGCATGTAAATGCACAGGATCACTTTTGTATGGTGTGGTCTATATGGTTTATCGAAATATATTTAACTACTACTAAAACGGAAATGAATAATATCATTGATCAGGTCGTTAACAACGGGTTGTATGCTTTAATGACTATCAAGACATATGCCTACCTTACAATGTCAATGTGTAAATCTATGAAAATGAACTTCACCGGTGCTGATTTGGATAAGAATAGATTTTGGAAGTCACATTTTCTGTCCGTTTGGCACACTAAAATTCTTAATCCAAGTACAAAGGATGAGCAACTTGATTTTATCCGTTACAGTATTGATTTTGGAAGTGTGAAGTCTAGGGTGTTACCAGTTACTAAATTGTCCCGGGAGAGTAGTTACTACAGGATGTTTGCCCCGTATGAAAGGTTGGCGCAGAAATATAGCAGTAGTGAAATTTTGTCTTTTTTCAAGGATGACCCCAGGATTGAAAAATGGGGGGATAATGAACTGTCCGACTATATTAATGTAAATCCTTTATTGCTATTAAAGTCTGTGCTTACTGGTACTTTACCTATTCGTTTACCGTCACGTGAGCAGAATTTGGGTTACCAGATATACGATACGTATAAGAAGTTGCGTAAATCTAACAAACAGTTTTTTGGTATCGAGACTCAGGAATTAGTAGATTTTTACAAATATTATACGGGGAGGGAAATTATAGTTCGTTCTCTTCTTGTTGAGGAAATATGGAAAGAGTTGAGTTATATTAAGGATGATCCTGACAATTCTTGTATTATCGATACTCGCATATCATTGGATATATTTTCCAGAGCATGTTATCTTGACACCCGAGACAAAATCCGTGCAGCAAATCCCTCAAAGTTTAAGGATTTTGAATTTTACCAGAACAATGTTGTGAGACATATGGCAACACATTCTGGTCTACTCGCTATGCACGGTACAGGCACTGGTAAGACTATATCTGCTTATGTGTCCATAGCCTGTCTTGCTAAACAGTTTCCCATTGGTGCTATATATTTTATAACACCGAGTTCTGTTGTAAAGAAGACCAAAATACAGGCACGGATGTATTTGGATGCTCACATATTCGCTAACCGTCTGAACATAATGTCTCACCAGGGTTTCTGTAATGCAAGTGGTAGGATAGACTGTTCTGGTTCTATATTGGTGATAGACGAGGCTCATAATTTCCGTACAGTCTTGAAGAAGTCTGGTAAGACGCGTTCCCAAAATATATTGGATTGTACTAAGAATGCGTGTCGGGTGTTATTGTTGTCTGCTACCCCGTTGGTGAATGTTTCTTATGATATTGAGAATTTAATGGCAATGATAGATCGTCGCGATCCTATAACCGAACCCGAATTCAGAAAATTATCTACACAGCAATTGACTGACCGTGTAAAGTGTCGTATATCCATGTATTTTGTGTCTAAGGATAATAAAGAGTACCCAGATTGGGTCGAGGAGACTATCGAGATTAATTTATCAAACGAGTTGTATGCTAAATATTTAAAGATGGAAAACAAGGAGAGTAGCAGGTTGACTCTGAGTCCTAACAAGAAATGGACTGATCCTACTGCGTTGTACAATGGTTTTACAAATCTGGTAAGTGTTGTGGATCGTCAGAAGGAGCAGATGGCTCTCAAGTTAATTAAGAAGTATCCCGGTCGTACGGTTCTGTTCACTCAATTCGTTAGAGATAATATTAATCCCCTAGTTAATTATCTGGAGAATGCTAATCTCCGAGTTAATGTTATAGACGGATCTGTGGATTCCGATGATAGGGACATTATAGCGAAATCTATGAATGCTGGACTTGTTGACGTTCTTATAATAACCAAGGCTGGAGCAGAGGGTATCGATCTTGTTAAAGTTAGCAATATAATTATTATGGATCCCGTGTGGAACAAGGCGACCGAGGATCAGATAATTGGTCGTGGTGTACGAAAGGGTAGTCATGCTGGGATTAAGGACGCCCTTGTTCGTGTTTTTAGGTTATTGGCTGTCAAACCAAAGAGTGTGAAAGGTTCTCCTTTGGTAGACGAGAAAATATATAGTATTATTCAAGCCAAGGAGGAAAAGATGTTGCCCCTCCGACAGATTATAGATGCTAATAGTATAGAGAAGTTAAAGTGTTAAATATTTCAAAGGGTGTTTTTATGTTTCTTTTATGTTTCTTTTATGATTCTTTTAACTAAATGGGAGAACCGATAACGAAAACTAAAATATTAACTATTCTTTTAATAATAGGTGGTTTTGGTCTAATAGTATATGCAATTGCTAAAACAATGGCAAGTACATGTGGAAATGATATGGTATACAATAAAGACATGAATAAATGTATTCCGAAATGCAAAGATAACGAGAAATATTATCCTAACATCAACAAATGCCTAAGATGCCCCCCCTGGTACGGTCGCTGACGAAACATGTGCCAACGGTTGTAAGAAAAACTGTGAGTCATTTGAAGAGTCGTGTGGATGTGATTGTTATAATCAAGCAACACAGAAATGTATGCCTGACACCACTGTATGCGCTAAGGAAAAGTTGTGTGGAATTAACAAGGACAAGTGTTGTAACAAGTCTGAACAGTGTGATCCATACTCTAATGAATGTGTTGGTTGTAAAGACACAATATGCAAAGACGGGTCATGTTGCAAGGATGCGACACACTGTTCCAACCAAGGATGTTGTGATCCAACGTTGAAATGTCCGGATGGGACTTGTTGCAAGGAGAAGTGTTGTGGGAAGGATGGACGGTGTTGTGCGAACGAGGGGTTAACATGTGTGAATGGTGATTGTTTGAAAAAATGTGGAAATAAATTTTGTAATCCAGACGACGGGGAAACATGTGTAACCAATGTGTTGGTTAACGGGGAACATATCGATTTGTGTGTTAGTAACAAATGCGCCTGGGATAAAGACATGAATGTGTCTCCCATGGATTACGAAGATTCTCTTAATAACGATCATGTTGTATGTACTGCCTCTAATGGAACAACAGTGTCATGTAGTGATCCAACGGTTAAAGGACCTTATAAACGTACCCATTCTATCAATGACCTTCATGGTAAGTGTAGTAGCGATGACTGTTTTTATAAACAGACTCAGAAGGGTATAACGAATGTTGTCTTTAACCAGGCATCAGGAGTGTGTATTGGTGAGGATGATTGTTCTAAAATTTTGGACAAGTGTTTAACATGCCCATACCCAGATGGACAACATTCAGCGTGTTGTATAGATCCAATTAGTAAAAAGTTCACGGGTCAAGTATGTGACCCTCGAGATGTCTGTTCGGGCGGGGTGTGTCATCGCCCTATAACGACGGGGTTATGTCTTCAACAGAAGAGTGGCGATCCATATGTTTTGTGGAAAACAACTCAAAATATAAATACAAGTTGGCTAACATCGACACCTGTAACACCTCATAACAGTCCTACTACGTACAAACCTGATTATAATGAACACACTGGTGTTATATCTTATATAACGAATGGTTCCAGAACTCCGTGTGTAATATCGCCAAAACCTAGCCCGCACGTCGAAGTACCAGGATTTCACGTGCTTGATGGTGCAAATACAAGAGAAGTATTTGCATGGAAAGGTGATGATGGGAGTATTGTTATGAAGGGAAATACCGCTATATGGACTAGACTATTTCAACAAAATAGCATGTACACCGAGTCAAAGAAAATGACTGTAGTGTATTCTACCAACAATACATCGGGTAATAAAATAGTTTGGAAATTAGTTAGTATAGATGTCAATGGTTCACAAGATGCGAAAATGATGACGGAGTATGCTGGACCTGCTATAAATCCAGCAAACTCCGATGTTGTGTGGACCAGAATAAATTAATGAGAATTTAACTTTAATTTATCAATAAATTAAAGTGTTAAACTGGTAGTTCCACATATCCATCGGGGACCTCTTCCTCGTTCACACAATTAGATATAATACAAACGAATATTGATGAGATAGTCTGAACAACCCATGATGCGATTACAACAACGATTAGAACGTGTACAGTATCCATTTTAGTTAAATGAAATTTATGTTTAAATGTCCAAAAAACTCTATTTATTGTGTTCTAAAAAATATATGAAGAACCTTAAATAATGTTAAATTATTTTACATAATTATAAAATATGTCCAAACGTTTGAATGAATTAAATGACCAAGACATTAATGATATGAACGATCGTATGCTAGATTCTGACACAAACGGAATCCGACAATTTGGGGAATCTGTTGATATTCTTTCTGACATGCCCCCTGTCATATTAGAACAGACTTTAAGATTGTTAACAGTTGATGACTTATGTGAAAGACGTCAAGGTGAGGGTGAAAGGGTTGGAAACGCTATAAACAAAATTTTAAAGGATAAACTAACAAGATTTTTTTCAGATACTTTATATGAAAACCAGGCTATTAATTATTTAACAAATGTTGATGGGTTTTTGGAGAGTTTTAACAAAAGAGAACTTATAAATATTATAAACGGTTTTAGTGAAGGGGGTGCAGGTTTTGAATCATATATGTTTGACGACATTGGTGAGGGGAAAGTACATGAATTGATGAAAGGTGACATTAGTTCAGGTCTTTTGTGTGAAATTCTTGGCAACGTAATTGAAGATCATGGTGAAGATGATGAACTGTTATAAATGTTTAAAATAACTCTATTTTGTAAGGATGAATAAATACAAAATAAGTGGAATTATTTTATTTATGATGTTATTGGTTTGGTGTGTTCGTAGAAAGATACGCACCTATTACATTGGATTATCTCCCATTCACGGGAAAGGTTTATTTGCATTGACAGAATTTAACTCTGGTGATGTTATTATTGGGGATATATTCCCACACAGACCGAGTGGCATATTTTTTTACAACATACCCCCCAAGTTGTTTGATAAATCGATAAGTTTAGATGGTAAATATATAAATCATTGTTCTAGCAATGATAATTCCACTATAGTCACGACAGATTATAAAAGGTATTCTTTGGTAGCAACGAGGTATATTCCAGTTAACGGAGAAATTACCTCAAATTACAATGAAGTTAATTTGAAATTCCCATTCATAAAGAAGGCAAAAGAGTCGTTTGCCAAATGTTAAAATTGTTTTTTTCAATTTGAACGTATGAATACAATATCTTAAAGAAACCAGCGGTTATAATAAATGAACATAATACCCAAATTACAATTCATTGAAGAACCTTTTGAGAGTAAATTACGGGTCGGTACAGACTGTTCTGGTATTGAAGCCCCAATACAGGCACTAAGACAACTTAACATTCCTTTTACTCACGTATTCCCTAAACAACTCCCATACGATATGTTTGAATATATAACAGGCTTTGCCGAGTTGTCAACAACGGCTACATTGGCAAGGACGAATAAGATGTTCAAGAAGTTGACTACAAAGAAACTGGAAACTGATAAGAAAAACTTTTTTGTAGACAAAATTTACAACGAATTTCATAACAGCCGTTCATTCTCCGTTCAGCCTCAAAAACACGTTTACAATTTACGAAGTGTGTTTGCACACAGGAGTTATGTCATGTCTATCGATTTGTCCTATCTTTCAGAACACAACTTGTATATTGTTAAAACATTCATACAAGAATTAAGTAGCACAGATCGGTCGTTTATTCTTATGACAGAAAATCAGTCGGTGTGTGCTTCAACTGTTATGTTCCTTTACCATTAACATAACGATATATTTATAGTTATGTTTTGATATGGTAAAGCAACAATAGGAAGTGCTACTCCTGGATTTCTGTTAAACCAATTTAGAGGTGTTAATGTAATTTTGGCAGAGGGATATCTTGTCATATTTACTGAACCGGATGGTTCCAAATTTACGGGATCTAGGCTGTAAGAATAATAGTTGATACCTGTATCAATATTTTCTGTATAAATAGAGTCTATTACCTGTCTGCAAAAGGGACACTTAACAATTATATGCTTGTATGGTACAGTTCTAATTTTAGTTTCACACTCGGTACACCATTTCTTCCCAATACAACAGGAAAGGTCGGTAAGTACTTTATTTTCATCTTCAAAGCATATGTCGCACATTTATTACATAGGTTTAACAATTTTAAATATCATAACCAACACTTTAAAGAAAACAGTGGTTATAATAAATGAACCAAATTAAAAAGACATTTTCGTATTTTAATTTGGTTCCTAATAAATGAGTTATATTAGAACCAAATTATCATTAACTGATAAGGAGATATTGGGCGAAATCTATGACGAATTAGAGGATATTACAATACCCACAACTTATCGGTCTGGTGAAAAAGGAGGTAACTTTCATGCCAAAAAAACAGGAGTAAAATCCCAACGTAATGCGAGACAGACTGTGTTTGGTACAACTACTTTCAGAGGTAAAAAAAATAAAAGCAAAAGTTCAAAAGATTATCCGTATATGATGGGTTTATTCAGAGAATTTATAGATTCTCATTATCAAGGTTTCAAGTTTAAAAGCGTTTATGTGAATAAAAACACAATTTGTAAAAAACATCTTGACGCTGCTAACGCCGGTGAAAGTCTCCTTGTTGGGTTTGGTAAATACACAGGGGGTCAGACAGTTATGTATTTACCAAATGGGAAGGAGAAAAAATTCCACATAAAATCTTCTAGCTTGATTTTCAATGGATCTGAAATCCCACACAAATCAGAACCTTTCAAAGGTACAAGATATAGTTTGGTGTTTTTTAATTGATCAAAATACAAGACAAATTTTGTCTTGTATTTATACTTATATTCATATTCAGATAGTTAACTTACTTCTTCAACCGAAGTTTGTTGTTTTGCCTTTCGAGGAAATCCTCCTCAACAAGTCGTGTCATCATTTTGTGATGGACAGTCGTCTTGTTTTTGTACCCACACAACCCAGTGATCTCGAACCATTGAGCAGCAGACTTCCACCTGTTCTTCGTACCAGTTGTGGAATCATAATTGAGGATGGAACGCTTGAGGAGAGCGATAAAAGTTTCGTTGTCTCGCTTCTCCAAGTACCCGCCCGTCCCAACCTTCTCGTCTTCCTCTTCCTCAACCTCCTCAGGACCGTATATCATCTCCTTGATAGATCCAACCTTGTCGTGCTCGTCGGTGTACACCTTCATCGCCCACCCACCGTCGTCCTTCACCTTGGCGGTCTTGTACCACGAGTTGAGTTTGCTGTGGTACATCTTGACCGACGGAACCTTCTTCTTGTTCCACACCGCCTCCTTCATCGACCGTGCCGTTCTCCAACTCTGGTTGTGAATCAGGCGTTCAATCTGCTCGTCCTGAAGCAAATCCCCCTTCTGAAGATTCAGGATAGTCTTTTCGGGGGAGTACATCAACAGTGGGACAGTGTCTGGGCGGTTGTGGTTGAGCCGACAACCCTGAATGAGAGTGGGGATGGATGCGTTCTTGGAAGGCACATAGTACATATGGGTCAAGTGCCACTCCCCGTTGACACTCACATAACTCCGCGAACGCCCAGCCACATCCCCAGCCTTGATCACAATGTGCCCAAACTTCCTAGCACCCCCGTTGTCGTAGAAGTACTGGAGCACCTTCTGAATCCCAATCTGCTTGCTCTTGAACTCAAACACCCCATCCCCTTTAGAGTCCGTAGCACTCTCCCCGCCGATTTCCACACTACAGTTCCGAAGGACGTCACTGTAAATCTTAAACCCCCGCCCGTCCTCCCTGATCACCGTCCACACCGTCTTGGTGTCGTCGTCCGTGCTGAACGAGTGGAAGAAGGCATCGTGGTGCGCCTGTTCCCGACGAGTTTTGTGGAGAATAATCACAGGGTGGTCAACCCTAGTTCCGTACCGCCCACGTCTGAACACTGGTTCTTGTCCAATGAAGTTGTACACGGGGAAAAGGTTGGCGTCGCAGAAGATGCCTTCGTCTCCTGTCTTGGTCCACTTGGACACTTCGTGCTCAAGTGCTTCGAACTGAACACCGGTGCGAATACCCTTGTAGTAGTGTGTCGGTTGTACAACAATGATTCCTCTGTTGGTGAGACGGGTGTTCCCCAACAGAACATCAAACATTGTTGCCGTGATCTCAATACACTGGGTAGCCCTCTCAGTCAGCAGAGAATACTCTAGCGATGTGTGGTACTGAGGGTGCTCGGGGTTCAGGATCTCAGAGTACCCGATGGCATCCGCTTCGTCTGTCAGGAGGACGAGTGGGGCGTCCTCGTACATATGATCCTTGATGAGACGGTTCATATACTGTAACTGGTGACCGTTGCTCATAACAGCCACCAGTTTCTTCATCGGACCGACCATCGCATCCACAACTCTCTCGTGACCCTTCATAATACTCTTCTCTTCCTCCCCACGACTACTGCTGATCGCCTGTGCCTCCACCATCTCAATGGTTGGTGTTATTTTGAACCCATATTTCTTCATCTCTTCAACGTGCTGTGCGGCAAACCGTTTCACCTTGGAAGACATCTGAATCAAGTCACCTTCAGAGTTGCGAATGGCGAACACAACCGCCTTGCCCCGGAGGATGTCCATCAAAGCACACGCGAATGTGAACGCTGACTTCCCCGACTGTGGCTTTCCGCACAGCAACGCGGACTCTAGATCCTTGACTTTGTGAAAGCCGGGGAACTTGTCACACAACCATGTGTAGGTCAACTTGGTGTAGTTGTTCATATTAAACCTATGTTGGGGGTTCTTCAAGAGTTGGCTAATAAACTCCTGAAACATCAGGTAGACGACGCCCTTGCGTGCCTTCTGGGTTTTCGCCTTGTTGAAAGCATTCGCATACTTCTTCATCTTGGTGGTTGGATGGTGATCAATAAAGAACTCAACCGCCTCGTTCAACCTCTCTGGTACTTTCAACAGAGCCTGTCTCTTCTGTACGGAACAGGTGGCGTTCATAAGGAAGTTTTTGATATTCATGGTGCTTGGGTTAGAATCCATGGTGTCTGCTCTTTTTTTACATAATTTTTGTAAAATTCAAATTAAGAATATCGTTGGCTAAAGTTTCTCTCATGTTCGGGTGGTGTATATATAGTGTATAATTTCAAAGGTTCATCACCAGTACTTGTTATATTATGTCTAGCCCCAGGCGGTATAATGATAGCATCACCATCTTGTAGATTAAAGCGTTTCCCTTTAATTACAGCAAACGGCTTTACCGGCCTCAACCCTAATAAACTGACTTGTCTTTGTGTGCGTTTCAAACCCGATTTCATCACCCGGTTCCAACGACATTAACACCATTTGCATATTTTTGGTGGTGTGTAATACTTTTCTAAAGTTATTGTTCCGAAGAGTTAATTGTTCTATATTACCTCTAAAAGTCATTTTATTATAAGATATAATAAAAAAAAAGAACGCAAAAAAGCCCCACTTCCACCTCCCCGAAGGGAGTACCAGAGATGAGGCAATTTTTGCGCGCGAAGAGTGGGAAGAGTGGGAAGAGTGGGAAGAGTGGGAATTTAATCAGTGGTTGGGGAGTTGGGAGAGATGAAGTTCTTACTTGTGGTGTCCTGTTCGCGCCACTGAGCGTACTGTTCGCGGGTGAAAGTGGTTGAGACCGTCAACGTCTGAAAGCGGTACGAGCGTCTTTCTTTCAACGACATCTTCTTGTCAATTTGACAACAGAGTACACGAGGGATATTCATGGTCTGAGAGTTAGAAGCCATGGTGTCTGATCTTTACATATCAAGTTCTTTTCAAAATTCAATTTTACTTACCTACGTAAAAAAGCCCTCGTTCCATTGGAACGAGGGCTTTTGTATATTTTTGTAATCTGATATTCTGGTGAAGATCAGATTGATCATATTCTTTTAGGTTGGGTCACCGCTGTTTAGCAACTGAGAGTCTTGGCCTTGGCAGCCTGAAACTCGCTCGGTGTCAGCATACCCGTCTTGAACATGTCGCATAGAACACT